TGACATGTGGTTGAAAGAGTATACCACACAACTTCTAAAACTTCAATGGGGTACAAACCTTATTAAGTTTGAAGGTATGCAGCTTCCTGGTGGTGTCACGCTAAATGGCAGACAGCTATACGAAGATGCAATGCAAGAACTAGAAAGGTTAAGAGAAAAGCTAAGAATGGATCACGAACTCCCTGTAGACTTTTTCTTAGGATAATCCATGGCTACCAATCTCTACTTCAGTCAAAAAGTACATTCAGAACAGGGTCTCTATGAAGATATTGTCATAGAGTCTTTAAAGATGTACGGTCAAGACGTTTACTATCTACCAAGAGATATTGTAAATGAAGATAAAGTTTTTGGAGATGATGTACCTTCTAGATTTAACTCATCATATAAAATCGAAATGTACATCGAAAATACTGAGGGCTTTGATGGTGAAGGGGATCTGTTTACTAAGTTTGGCGTAGAGATCAGAGATCAGGCTACCTTTGTTGTGGCGAGACGTAGATGGACACAGACAGTCAATCGCTTCGATAATGATATTAATAGTCAAAGACCACGTGAAGGTGATCTAGTTTATCTACCACTATCAAACTCTATGTTCCAAATCATGGCAGTGGAGCATGAGCAACCATTCTATCAAATCAGTAATCTAGCAACATATAAGTTGCGCTGTGAATTATTTGAGTATAACGATGAAGACTTTGACACGGATATTGACGCTATTGATAATATTGAACGTGATTACGCATACGAATACATTCTTACATTGGATAGCGATGGTGGTGGGTTTACAGTAGGTGAAACAATTACACAAACCCTTTCAGGTGGTGTGGTAATGTCGGGTGAAGTATCCGCATGGAATGATTCAGATAATACACTAAGACTTATCCATATTGGAGCAGATGATGGTAAATATCATGAATTTGTTTCGGGTAGAATTGTTAGTGGCACAACTGATATTGACCTTATAGGAACCAAAGCTGCAGCACTTGTTGGCAGTGTAGCAGAGGATAATCAGATTAGTCAAAATGAACAAAACTCTGATTTCAGTAGTATTGGTGCAGATTTCTTAGACTTTAGTGAGGATAATCCTTTTGGTGACCCGGAGAATAACTAATGAGTGATATGTTTGATTTTGGATTCACAGCGGTAGATGAGGATGAATTAGAGGCAGTGCAAAAAGTTTCTGCCACAGCATCTTCTGCGGAAGAACGACTAAATAACTTATACAATGCCATTGTACCTCTCCTGAATAACCTAAAGAAAAATCCTGAAAAGGATTATATTCTTTGGCCTAACAGGTTAGAAAAAGTAGAACAGTTTGAAGATCACCTTCAAGCAATTTATAAAGGTTAGCGATGTTTGGAACACATTTTTATCATCAGCGTATTAGAAAGAGCGTAGCCGTTTTTGGTACACTCTTTAATAACCTTTATGTACTACGCAAAGATAGCTCAAATCAAGTCATAAGTCAAGTAAAAGTTCCATTATCTTATGGTCCAAAGAGAAAGTTTCTTGAACGCATTCGTGAAAATCCTGATTTAGATACGGACACTAAGGTTGCTATTAAGCTTCCACGTATGTCATTTGAAATCGTTTCAATAACATATGATGCACAAAGACAGCTACAAAAGACAAATAACTTTACACAGGCGGGTTCTACTACTAACCTAAGAAACAAGTTTTATAGCTTTGTTCCATATACTATTGGGTTTCAGTTGAGCATCTATGCAAAGAACCAAGATGATGCTTTACAGATTGTTGAGCAAATCTTACCGACATTCAACCCACAATATTCTTTAACCATTAAGCCTTTTACTGATTATCCTAGTGTCAAAGAGGACGTGCCGATTACTCTGACAGGTGTAGACTTTTCAGATGATTATGAAGGGACATTAGAGCAACGTAGAACTATCATCTATACATTATCATTTGATATGAGAGTAAACTTCTATGGTGCAATCTCAGAGACAGGTATTATTAGAACATCTATTAATAACCTATATAATCAAGAAGCAGGTCTACTAGACTCTGATTTACAGATTGGTAGACTGACAGTAACAACTGATCCTGCAGACGCATCTGCTGATAGCGACTTTGGATTTAATGAAACAGCGGATTACGAATACCCATTTGATAGTGCATAACAATGACAAAAGATAGTGATAATGTAGATAATGATTTTGAGTTTGCAAGAAGAACATATTATGATTTAATTGTAAAAGGTTCTGAGGCACTTGAAGAAATGATGGAAGTGGCAAGGGCTACAGAACATCCAAGAGCATTCGAAGTTCTTTCAGGAATGATGAAACATGTTGCTGATGTTAACGGTAATCTGTTAGACTTGCATAAAAAGAAAAAAGACTATCATAAACAAGATAAACCAAAAGAGATACCTCAGACTACAAACAATAATTTATTCGTAGGTTCTACAACGGATTTGCAGAGAATGTTGCTATCACAGGATAGCGAAACTGATGATAATGTGGTGGACATAAGTGATTACAAGCCCGATACCTAAAACCTACATGGGTAATCCCAATGTTAAAGCTGATGGGGTTACACAAAATTACACAGAACACGAATTGCAAGAGTATGCAAGATGTATGAAAGATCCTTCATACTTTGCAAGAAATTATTGTAAGGTCATTCATCTAGATAAGGGACTAGTAAACTTTGACCTCTACCCATATCAAGAAAAAATGTTTGACCATTTTACGGAAAATAGGTTTTCTATTGTTCTTGCTTGTCGGCAATCTGGCAAGTCTATATCTTCTGTCGCATATCTTCTATGGTTCTCTTGTTTTCACCCTGAAAAGACTATTGCTGTTCTAGCAAACAAAGGTTCTACTGCACAGGAGATGTTGGGTAGGATTACTCTTATGCTAGAAAACCTGCCATTCTTTCTACAGCCTGGTTGTAAAGCACTTAACAAAAGATCAATTGAGTTTAGTAATAACAGTCGTATTGTATCAGCAGCTACTAGTGGATCTTCTATTCGTGGTATGTCTGTTAACTTGTTGTACTTGGACGAATTTGCGTTTGTTGATAATGCAGCAGAGTTCTACACGTCTACCTATCCTGTTGTATCATCAGGTAAGGACACCAAAGTTATTATCACATCAACTGCTAATGGTATTGGTAATCAGTATCATAAACTTTGGGAAGGTGCCGTACAAGGCGTAAACGAATATAAAGCATTCAGAGTAGATTGGTGGGATGTGCCTGGTCGTGATGAGGAATGGAAAGCCCAAACAATATCTAATACAAGCCAATTACAATTTGATCAGGAATTTGGTAACACATTCTTTGGGACGGGTGACACACTAATCAACGCAGAAACCCTAATGGGGTTCAGAGCTAAACCCCCTAAAAAGATTATAGAAGGGAACAGTGTTTATATCTATGAGGAACCCGAAAAAGATCATCAGTACGTAATGACCGTAGATGTTTCGAAGGGAAGAGGTCAGGACTATAGTACCTTTAACGTGATCGATATTAGCACAAGACCCTTTAGACAGGTTGCTGTTTATCGCAATAACAATATCTCGCCTTTGCTCTTCCCAAACTTTATTTATAAATATGCAAAAGTTTACAACGATGCATGGGTTGTTGTTGAATCAAATGATCAGGGTGGGGTGGTATGTAATGGACTATACCACGACTTAGAATACGAAAATTTATTCATTGAGTCAACAGTAAAATCAAATAGACTTGGCATTGAAATGAACCGTAAGGTAAAAAGACTAGGTTGTTCGGGCATTAAAGACATTTTAGAAGAAAAGAAATTAGATATTGTTGATGAGAATACTATCTTAGAGTGTAGCACATTTGTTGCGAAAGGTCAATCCTATGAAGCTTCTGATGGTAACCATGATGACTTGATGATGAACTTAGTTATGTTTGGATATTTTGCAACAGGTAACTATTTCCAAGAACTCACAGACGTAAATCTAAAAGATATGATGTTCAAGCAAAGAATGCAGGAAATCGAAAATGATGTATTACCGTTTGGCTTCGTTGATGATGGTATAGATGCAGCCGAAGCAGATGAACAAAGGGATGAATGGAATACACGAAAGTGGGTCGAAGAATGGGGCGGTTTATACTAAATATAAAAAGTTATAAATACAAGTGATTGAATATATCCGTATTATGACAACATATTATTTCGATTACTGGAAAAGGAACAAGAAATGGCAATAGGCGCACCTTCCGAATCCCCAGCCATTATCGTCAAAGAGGTAGATCTTACAGGTGGCGTACCAAACGTCCAGTCTACCACAGGCGCATTCGCTGGGTCATTCCGTTGGGGTCCGATGGAAGAGGCTACATTAGTAGACAACGAAGCAACACTTGCCTCAACATTCGGTGCACCCGACAATTCACACGCTGTAGATTTTCATACAGCAGCAAGTTTTTTAAGATATTCAAATGCTTTACAAGTATCCAGATGTGCTGATTCAGGCGCATTGAACTCTGTAGACTCTGCAGGAACTGCAGCACTCATCAAAAATGATGATGCATGGGACGGAGGTACTTGGACAGGCACAGTATTTGCAAAACATGCAGGTACACTAGGCAACTCACTAAAAGTAGAAGTAGCAGGTCCTGTAACATGGGCAGGTGCTACAGCATCATTTAAGGCTCAGTTTGATGGAGCACCAACAGGCACGGAACGTCACGTACTAGTGACTGATGAGGATGGTAGTATCACAGGAACATCAGGAACTATCTTAGAAAGATACTCATTCGTATCAAGTTCATCATCTGCAACATTGGCTGATGGCTCAACTAACTATGAAAAAAATGTTATCAACAGACAATCTAACTATGTTCGTGTAAACGCCGCACTAGATTCAGATGGTGAATACTCGTTAGTTGGTGGCGCAGACGGTACAAGAACCACAAGTAACGTACAGACAGCTTTGGATGTATTCAATGATAAAGACACCATTCAGGTTGACTTTATGATTGCGCCTGGTATGGCAAATGCTACAGATCAGGAAACTATCGTAGATGATATGGTAACCACAGCAGGTACAACTCGTAAAGATTGTGTTGTCGTAACATCACCTTCAAAAGCATCTGTTGTAAATGTATCTAACCCTGTTTCATTAACAACTGCAGAGGTAGATGACTACACATACAGTTCATATCTATTTGTAGACAACAACCACTTGAAAGTATACGACAAGTATAACGACAAGTACATCTTTATTCCTGCAGCAGGTGCAACAGCAGGTATCATGGCAGCATCAGACGCAAATGCGGCACCATGGTTCTCACCTGCGGGTTCACGTAGAGGGCAATACTTGGGTGTAACATCACTAGCATATACACCAACAAAAGCAGAGCGTGACACTCTATACAAAGCAGGTATTAACCCAATCGCTAACTTGCCCGGGCAAGGTATCCTACTATACGGTGACAAAACTCATATGAACAGACCATCAGCATTTGATCGTATCAATGTCCGTAGACTGTTCAACGTAATGGAAAGAGCGATTGCATTAGCTGCAAGAAACACATTGTTTGAACTAAACGATGAGTTTACTCGTGCAGAGTTTGTAAAC